AGCTTGCAGAATCCGATACCGGGTCCACCAAAGACATTGCAGACTTGCTGGCACTTTCACACAAAATCGCCATGGAGCACTTGGACCGTCAACTAGCACTGGAAAAGCTGCGTCAGCCTGTAGGCCTCCGCAATCAGGTCAATGTGCAGATCAATGAAGCCGGTGATTCTAGCCGCTATGCTCAGCTGATTACCCGACTACTGGAGCCCCCAAGTGCTGACGATATCTCGCAGTGATATCACAGGTGATGAACTCCTGGAGTATCCAGCCGCTACCAGATTTATCAAACTCCCGGTCGCCAACTACTTGGAGTTGCTGGGTATTGCTGAAACTGTAAACGCTCCACAACGTGCACTAATCAACTGCGCTAACTCACCACAGTACCGCTTTATCTGCGCTGCACTAGCCCGCCGATTGGGCAAAACCTACATAGCCAATGTAATCGGTCAACTGGTGTCCTTAGTGCCACACTGCAATGTGCTTATCGTCTCGCCTAACTATACCTTATCCACAATCTCGTTTGATCTACAGCGTCAGCTGATCCGGCACTTTGACTTGGAAGTTACCCGCGACAACCTAAAAGACAAGTTGATTGAGCTCTCAAACGGCTCAACCATACGCATGGGTTCACTTTCCACTATCGACTCGTGCGTTGGGCGTTCATATGACTTGATCATATTTGATGAAGCTGCACTAGGCGGTGAAGGCGAAGCCGCGTTTAACGTTGCGCTCAGACCTACTCTAGACCGCCCGGGATCAAAAGCCATTTTTATCTCAACACCCCGTGGCCGCAACAACTGGTTTTCGAGATTTTGGCAGCGCGGATTTTCACCGGAATTTCCCGAGTGGGTTTCACTGCAAGCTGACTACTCGGAGAATCAGCGCATGTCCGAACGCGATGTTGCCGAAGCTCGCCGATCAATGTCACGTGCCGAGTTTCAGCAAGAGTACATGGCCAGTTTTACCGAATTCGAGGGTCAAATCTACAACTTTAACTTGCAGCACTTGGACTCGGGTGAATCGCGTGGTTTGAGTGCCGAGTGTTTTGCAGGCTGTGACCCTGGCTACCGCGACCCTACGGCTTTTGTAGTCTGCGCGTATGATCCCGACGCCGACTTGTACTATGTGCTAGACGAGTACCAACGCCAGCACGCTACCACACGTCAACACGCCGCGGCAATTGCCGGGCTGCTGGATAAACACCGATGTGAGATTACCTTTATAGACTCGGCTGCTGCACAGTTTGCAGCGGACCTGGCTTATGAGTATAACCTGTCAACAGTTCCAGCGCGTAAAGATGTGCTAGCCGGTATTGCCAAAGTGCAGACCATCATAGAGTCGGGTCGACTACGGGTTGCACCGCACTGCAAGCATACCCTGGCAATGCTGGACCAGTATCGCTGGGACACTAAAGCGGGGCTGTTACATGAAAAGCCGGTGCATGACGAATTTTCGCACATGGCCGATGCACTACGCTATGCCCTTTATACTTTTGTTGTTTAGTTATTATATCACTGCGGGCTACAAAAATCAAGTGTTGGGTGGGGTGTGGAAATTTGCGCCTTGACCCCGGGCTTTGTGGGTGTTATAATAGGTGATAAAAATCTTGGAACAGCATGGGAACAAACACCAATAAACGCATAGCAGTAAAGTGGGTCCGTGACCGCGCTAAACGTGCTTACGAAAAGGCCAGCAGCTGCTTTGTTTGTGGCACTGGCCTGGACTTGGAGCTGCATCACACGCACTCCATAACACTGCTGCTGGAGTCATGGGCCCAGGCTCGTGGTTACGACATTTCAACTGATGCCGGAATTTGTGCGGTACGTGATGAGTTTATTCAAGAGCATCACTCCGAGCTGTACGATCAAGTGTACACACTTTGTGCCCAGCACCATGCGCGACTGCACAGTGTCTATGGTAAGTCCCCAGCGGCCTCAACTGCACCCAAACAGATTCGTTGGTTGGAGCTGCAACGCGATCGCGCTGCTGGTGTGGTAACAAAACCACTGGATTCGCCGTTTCAAAAATTACTGCGGAGATAAACAGTGGGCTTATTCGACAAAGCACGACAGTTTTTTACAAAAGCTAATCCTGCTCAGGTAATAATACAACGCGAGTCTGGTACCTATCAGCAAACAATTGGTGCCGCCATCAACTACTTGGCCAGCTTTCAGTCGCTGGAAACCGTTAACCGCGGTGTTTCAATGATTGTAGAAGCCGCTGCTTCGCTGGACTACGATGTAAAAGATTCCGTAGGTGAAGCTGTTGCCCCAGGTATGCGAAAAAAGCAGCTGCATACGCTGCTAAATTTTCGTCCAAATCCCTATCAGTCAGCTCAGGATTTTCGTCAGAACATTTTTACTGACTTGCTGCTAGAAGGCAATGTATTCATCTACTGGGATGGTGCATTCATGTACCACCTACCAGCCGCTAAGGTAGTCATTGTAACCGACGAAAAAACTTTTATCAAGGGTTACAAGTACGCGGGCTGGTTAGACCTAAAGGTAGGCGAGGTATTCTCTTTCAAAGACGTTTCAAACATCTCGATTTACCGCGGAGTTTCGCGCCTGCAAAGTGCCATAGGGTCTATTAGAACCTTAACTGCCATGCAGGAACTGCAAGAAAACTTCTTTAATAATGGTGCTATGTTTGGTACTGTGTTTACAACCGATAACACACTATCGCAAGTTGCCAAAGACAAAACGATTGCAAACTGGATGCAAAAGTACAATCCAAAACAAGGCGGACGCCGCCCAGTTATCTTGGACTCTGGACTTAAACCGTTCCCGGTAGCACAAACTTCGTTTCAAGAAATGGATTTTGATGCAGCCATGAAGACACACTCTAGCCGTGTGCTGCAAGCTCTTGGTGTACCGCCGATCTTACTGGACGGCGGCAACAATGCTAACATTGCCCCTAACTTGCGGCTATTCTACCTAGAAACCGTGTTGCCGATAACACGCAAATTTACAAGTGCACTTGAACGCTATTTTGGTTATGACATTGAAGCCATAACTTCAACAGTAAGTGCACTGCAGCCAGAATTAAAAGATATTGCAGCATATCACGCCACACTGGTCAACGGTGGTATTATAACACCAAACGAAGCCAGAACGGAGCTGCGCTACGAAACAAAACCTAGTGGTGACGAACTGCGTGTGCCAGCAAATATTGCCGGCTCAGCAGCAAACCCCAGCACCGGAGGCAGGCCTCCAACAAAACCTCAAGGAGGTACTAGTGGAAACTAAAGACAAAATTGTATACCTACATACACAGTCTATTAAAACCGAAGCCTCCACAGATAACTCACTTACAGTAAGCGGTTACGCCTCAACCACAGACGTTGATCGTCAAGGTGACATAGTTCAAGCAGATGCTTGGAAATCGGGCCTAACCAACTATTTAAAGAATCCAATAATTTTAGCATTTCATGATGCCAACAAACCAGTTGGCCGCATGGTTGAACATAAAGTGGACGCAAAAGGTCTGTGGATTAAAGCACGTATTTCAACAGCCGCACAAGATGTTTTTGAACTGGTAAAGGATGGCATTTTAACAGCCTTCAGCATTGGTTTTCGTGTACGTGATGCTGAATACGACGAAAAGAATGAAGTCTTTTGTATTAAACAGCTAGAACTTCATGAAATTAGTATTGTTTCGGTTCCAGCAAACCAAAACACACTTTTTAGTTTAAGTAAATCGTTCACCCCTAGTGAATTAGAATCTTTCAAACTGCACTTTGCACCCAAAAGCGAATCAGCTAAAGGGCTAGAATCCTTCCCGGAAGCAGAGAGCACACCTAGTAAGGAATGGAAAATGAATCAAGAAGAAATCAACAAACTCCTAGCCGAGGCCGCACAAAAAGGTGCAGAAGAAGCTACCCGTGCTGTACTAGCACAACAGGCCAAAGACGCCAAAGAAAAAGCTCTGCGTGAAGCTCAAGAAGCTGAACTTGCCAGCAAGATTCAAGCTGCTGTTTCTGCTACAGTTCAAACTGGCAGTACTGGTGCAGAGCGCTTGTTAGCCGATTTTGAGAAGCGTCTTGCTGACTCAGCCGAGCAAACAACCAAAGCTATCAGTGGACTTGAGTCTGCTCTTAAAGAAAAAGCTCAAGAAATTGCTGCTCTACGCGAAAGCAAGATGAGTTTTAGCGACAAAGATAACGCTGGTGTTAGTTATCAAGACAAAGAAAAAGCCGTTATGCTTGCAGTTATGATGGGTCGTAAGATTGGCGAAACCAGATTTGGTGCTGAGCTTATTGCTAAATCGGGTGCACACATTCCTACTGGCTTAACCATTGGTGGTGTATCTGGTACCTCTATCTGGGAAACCGATGTTTCGCTGCAGATGCAAGAAGAAATTCGCCGCAAACTGGTA